TCTCGATATGAAGAATATTCAAATATATTAAATGTATTGATCAAAGAAATAACTAATGAAAATCTTCATCGACAGTGCTGACACTTTAAATATTGCTTCTTGTGTTCGAACTGGACTTGTTGATGGTGTCACCACTAATCCAACTTTAATTAAAAAGTCTGGACGTAATCCCCACGATGTTTACGAAGAACTTGTTGCTTTGCATATTCCTGATATTTCTATGGAAGTCAAAGCAGGAGATTCTACTGACATGATTGACGAAGCAATGCAGCTGTACACCTTGTACAAAGATGTTTCTACGATCAAGCTTCCAATGACAACAGAAGGTTTAATTGCTTGCAAGCATCTATCAGAAATTGGTATTAAAACTAATGTCACTTTGATCTTTAATGCAGCTCAAGCAATCCTTGCAGCTAAAGCGGGAGCAACATATGTCAGTCCTTTTGTGGGACGCATTGATGATCAAGGCTACGCAGGTCTTGAAGTTGTTCGCAGCATTGCTGATTTATATGCACGGCATCGCATGGACACTAATGTCTTAGCCGCTTCTATACGTAGTCCACATCGTGCAGTTCGTTCGTTTTACAACGGTGCTGGCTATGTGACTATGCCGCCATCTGTATTTTGGAAAATGTATGAACATATTTTGACAGAAAAAGGACTAGCAATATTTGAAGAAGACGCTCTTTTAGACAACAAAATCTGATATGATTAAATCTGATACGAAACTTAACATGACTGTTACTACTGAAGATCGCGGCCGTCAAAACGTTTGGGCTAAAGAGCCTCCTATGGACGTTATGGACGTAGCTGTTACACACAATGAAAAAGCAGAAAAACTGAACGGACGTCTCGCCATGATGGGTGTTATTGCTGCACTAGGTTCTTATGCTGTAACTGGGCAGATGATTCCTGGTATTTGGTAATATAAATAAAAGAAGTACTTCATTTTACAATGAGCTATTCAACCAGACGCAATAATGGTGAGATTTATTACCAAGGTAATCAAGACGACATGTATACCGCAGGTGGTCGACCGGTAGTTAATGTCCGTGGTGATCACGGAATGACAAACGAACGTCCAATGTATCACAACGGACAAATTATTGGTAAACATGGCGGTACACGCATGGCTGGTGAAAAAATGAACAAATTCCAACAAGGTTTAGAAGATGCTAAAGCAAGTGGAGATACTCAGAAAGTAGAAGAAATGCGAGCTAAAAAACGTGATCGTTTACAGACAGCTCGTGAAGGTAGATACAACCGTCGCAATCAATAATATTTATGTTCCAACTAACTTCTACTTTGTCTGCCTTTTGGACAGTAGTTGTTGTTAACTGCATGCAGCCAGTGAATTGGAAAGCTTGCTTGCCTGTTCATCAATGGCTTCTGCCAGGCTTGCACGAAGCGTGGGTTGTATATACCAACCCTCATTCAATTTATTTGTTAGAAAGAAATAAGCTAAAATCTTTGGAAATAAATGATTAATCCTGAATACGATAAAATTTTTGAATTTAATATCGATCAATATTTAATTGACGAGTATCCGAAAATGAATATGACAACACGTCGATCAATCTGTAAGTTAGCTTTAGAGCAAATTGAATCAACCGTTCTTATGGAAACTGTTGATCAAGTTGTCTGTGATCATGCTTTAACGCAGCTTAATTGGATTGAGCCTCATGACGATTAATAATATTTTGTTATTATTGTTGTGGCTTAATAAATAATTTTATCCATGGCTGAATCTCGTTCTCGCACACGTACCGGCCGTCGTGGTGCTTCTCAAACTCGTACAAACACTGGTACTCGTGCCTCAGGCAACGCCTCCCGTACTCGCACAGTTACTAATGCATCAGGTCAGACGGCAACTCGTGGCCGTTCAATGTCCACTCAAGATGGCATGACAACACGTACTGCCACTGGCACTGGTCGTAGTGGACGAGCTGGATCTGTTTCTGTCGGTGGCGGTGGCCGTAGTGCAACCCTTACTAATAAAACAGGTCAAGGTCGTACTGTTTCTTCTTCCAAAGGAGCTGACGGTAAGCGGACTACTTCTGTTACTGGCAAAGGTGGCAATACACGAACAGCTAAAAAAGGTGCTGGTAAAAAAGCACAAGAGCGAGTTCAATCTAAGCGTAAGGCTCGCTGATTTAAGCTTTAATTTATAACCTAAGTACTTGCATTAGCGCCCTAATGGGCGCTATATTTAAGAGGTGCCCGGCGATGGGCCTGTTGTTTATATCTCACGATCAAATGAATATTTCGCATGAGCAGCTTATCGAGCTGACTGAAGTTGTCGAAGACACTATCGAATACTTCTGCGACAAGGAACAAGTATCAGGTGAGCTTGTTTGGACTTTGCTTGAAAGCTTGGCTACTGCCAAACTTGTCGAGTTGAGCGGAGATCTTGTTGCCGCTTGACAATGAAGAAAACTCATTATGTAGCTGACGGCTGCATGACGTTTATAAACGCCTTGATTAATCAGCATCATGCTGACGATCTAGACGTTTATCGGCGTCTTGTTGATCTATGTCAAGCACAGGCTGATCGACTCGAAGGTTTGAAACCTGATCGTAATCGTTAATAACTTGCGCCTTAACAGGCGCTCTCTTTTCCTTTGCCCACTTGGGCGTCATTCTCTCTATACATACAATGACTTCTACTCTCGCTCCATCTACTCTCGTCGCTGATCTGGCTGTATCTCAACCAGAGGTGCAGATGATGATTGGCATTGGACTTGTCAAAGAATCTGAAGCAGTATATTTTCAGTATCAAGGCGAAGACAAAACACCTGTTGCCCTGACTTTGCCTAGTGGTAAAGCGTTGACTCGCCTGCCTAATATTACCTTGACTGGCATTGATATTGCAGAAGAAGTTGGTGAGTTCAAGTCCACCAAACTCAATGTTTATATCGATGCTTCTGGCCATCACCTTATGCTGACCTCCGGTCTTACTACGTTGTGGTCTCAGTGTCTTATTGCTGGCTTGATGGCGATTTACAACGAGTATGCCATTCAATCACCTTTCACTATTGATACTTGGAAAGGTACTGCAAAGATGCGCCCTTGTTTCGCTGCAGTTCGTCAAAACGGTCAGAAAATGTCTGATACTGACATGTATGAGCAGCTCAAAGAAGCCCGCTCTGATCGAGACAAGCAGCGTGTAGAAACTATTCTGCGCGACAGCATCGAAATTTTGCAAGCCGCACTTAAGATTGAATACTCTTCAGTAGAAGTATCAGATGTCAGTACTGACTCTGAATCTACTGAAAATGATTTCTGAATGCTAAACACTACAACTCAGTTGTTTGCAGCACGAAGGTACTTAACCAATGTGCTGCTCGTTCTTTCAATTGATAGCGAGAACATGACTGTTTATCAGCTCATACAACTTCTCGAATACTTTGCGGAAAACCCAACTGAATACTTGGAACTAACCAATGGAACTCAAAATCAATGACTATGACCTGCTCGACATCATATGCTTGTGTCACGCAGGATTGGCCCAAGACTCACCGGAACTTCCTGAAATTTATTTCAATAAAATACTTGGTCTCGCTCAAGGTTATCTGCCTGTGGATCAACGGAAGTTTGTTGAAGAGTACCTTGCCGAAAAGAAATACTTGCCTCCCGTAGAAATTCATATTGCAAAATGATTGACTATGACGTCTTGTATATAGATGACAGAGGTGACAAGCAACATTACGTTGTCACCTCAACTGATGTACGCACAGCAATGAACAATGTATTTGAGCTGTGCCCAGACGCCAAGCGAATTGTTCGCTGCACACCTGCACCAATGTTTGAAGACTAATGACTGAAGAAGAGCTATTTCTAAACATCTGTCAATACATTTTAGAGGAAGGTAATCTTCCTGAAAATGAAGTTGAAGATAAGGCTCATCAAATTCTTGATGACCCTGAAAAATATCGTTGGTATTTTAGCTTTGCTTTTTAAATGAAACACACTCAAACTGAAATGGAAGCGATTGCGGTTACTCAACCGCGTCTAGGGTTTGTAATGAACCCTATCACATCAGAGCTTGACGAGCACCTTGTGTATGACGCAGAGGTGCAATACAAGCGTAAAGACAACCAAGTGCGGCTCATTATGTGCAGCTCACTTGATTCAGTTCAAGTAGGCGCTCCTGTGATGATTACCTATCATTCAGGCATGCGTTGCTATAAACATAGCCGTCACGTAGTAACATCTAATGAAGAGAATTGCATTGGCGGTTTTTACTATACCAACGGAGAAGAAGCGTGAATCAAATTGTTTTTGACTTTGTCTGCGATCAAGCCGATTCCCAAAGTGTTGAAGGTTTAACTGAAGACAACGCCTGGGATGCGTCTAGATTTATTATTGACAACTTTGATTATCAAGAGATTTACAATCAAATAAATAATCTGCTTCACGATTACCTCGCTAAAAAATGATGAAACAGTACCATCTTTATGTTTTTACCCAAGACGCTTGTCCTCCTTGCGCACGGCTCAAGACTTATGTCGAAACACTCGCAGAAGATGAAAGGGCTGAGCTTGATTTTGTTCCACTTAAAACACCCTCTGGTCAGCGTACGGCGCTTGCAGAGGAGCTTGAGGTGGAACTTACACCAACTCTTGTGGTGGTTCACGAGACCAAGGCGTGTGAGTTTGACAGCCAAACCGGGTATGAATATTGTGATCTTGAGGAAAAAGCTGTTGAAACGTTTGTAGGTGCTAACAATATTATTGAGCACTTGCAATCAACACTTGATGCATACACTTACGCACACCCCGAATGAAAAGACAAGAGATTATTAACCGCCTCACTGAAGAAGAATACGAAGGCATGGACTATAAATCCTTTTGGCATTACTTCGAGCATTATCAACAGCAAGAATATGCTGATTGGTCTGATGAACAACTGTTAAATCAATACAACGAGTATTTTACTGATGAGCAAGAAGACGAATGTAATTGAAGCGAAAGGTACAATCTTCAAAGAAAGCGGCAACGGATATTTCAACGTAGAGCTTGAAGAACCCGAAGGTCATAACTGTCTTTGCCGAGCTTCAGGTCGCTTGATCACTCGCAAGATTCAATTGCTTGTGGGTGATCGAGTTACTGTTGAATTGTCACCATATGATCTTGATCGTGGACGTATAACACTCCGCGAAAAATGAACGAAACAACTATAAACTGGTATAACGCAATCAAAAAACAAATGACATTAGGAGATCAAGCACGGGTATTCCGTGAAACATTTAATCAAGAAATACTTGATAATATTTCTCGCTATGGTTTTGTTAAAAAGCAATTGTGGGACATGCAAGTAGGGCTTATCAACGAAGAGTCTTGTGAGTTCCTTGACGCTGCGGAAGAGCTATTTGCAGATCCTGAAGATCAAGTCAATCGTGAAGCGTTAGTTAAAGAGCTCTCTGATCTAGTCTTTGTCTGCTATCAATTTGCAGCTGCTTTTAATATTGATTTAGACAGGGCAATGACCCTTGTTTTCGAATCTAATATGAGTAAACTAGATGAACAAGGCATGCCAATCTATCGAGAAGATGGCAAGGTTTTAAAGGGTCCTAACTATAAAGCTCCAGATCTTTCTTCTTGTTTGCCGTTGCCCCTACTTTCTTATGACGAATCCCATGGAAAATAATCAAATGATTGCTCGTACTGGTCGAGTTCAATCTTGGATGGATGATCAAACCAGTCGGTTGCCTGTGTCGTGCACAGTCTTTGTTGTTGATGACTCAATGGAGGGTCCCAATGGTATCGAAGCAAGCTGGCGTTTTGTCTCTCATGCACTCCGCAATGGCGCTGGAGTCGCGGTGCACCTTTCAAAATTACGCAGTCGAGGAAGCGATAATGGCAAGGGACTTGTTGCATCAGGTCCTTGCTCGTTTGGACAAGTATATTCAATGCTCAACCAAACCCTCAGACGAGGCGGTGTCTACAAAAATGGAGCAGTAGTTCTTCATCTAGATATCAATCATCCTGATATCCTAGAGTTTCTACAAATGCAACGTAATGAAATCCCTTGGGCCAAACGTTGCGTTAATCTCACTTCTACTTTTTGGCATGGAGCTACACGCGAAGTTAAAGATGCCATTATTGCCGGCATCAAGCGTGGTGATATTTGGCTTGCCAAAATGCGCAGCGATCAATACGGTCGTCGTATCTATGCAAATGTTTGTCTAGAGGTGTTTCTGCGCTCTCGTGGCACCTGTTTACTCGAACATATCAACTTGGGTGCATGCACACCTGAAGAGCTTCCTCAAGCTTTTGTAGATGGCATGCAAGAGCTTATTGAGTTGCACTCCAAAACAGGTGTTGAAAATACTGGTGAATATTTAAATCAAAATGAAGATCGACAAGTTGGTCTTGGCATGCTTGGGTTGGCAAATTTACTCGCAATTGAAAACGTTACTTATGCGCAATTTGCTGAAGCATTGGAAGAATGCCTTTGGCCTGAAGGAGACTATATCGTGACTCCTCCTGCTCGTAAAATCGTAAAAGGACTTAAGCAAGGCATTGATGCCGCAGCAGCTGTAGCTCGCATGTCCAATATGGATCGTGCGTTTGCAATTGCTCCAACTGCATCATGCAGCTATCGCTACACTGATCGAGCAGGCTATACAACGGCCCCTGAATTGGCTCCACCAATCGGGCGCACAGTTGATAGGGACAGCTCTACATTTGGGGTTCAATCCTTTGACTACGGTTTAGTTGAAACAGCTGAACAAGTCGGCTGGAAAGACTACAAACGTACTGTCGATGGAATTATGGAACTTCTTAACCGTACTGGTCTTGCTCACGGTTATAGTTTTAATTCTTGGAGTGATGTCGTAATTTACGACGATCAGTTTGTTGATTCGTGGCTTGCATCTCCACAAACAAGTTTGTATTATTCGTTGCAAGTCATGCAGAATACCCAAGATAAAACTGATGCAATGGCTGCATTAGACGGCGACTTCGAATCTATCTTTGGATTTGATGAATTGGATGCTGATGATAATGATATGCCATTGACGATGTTTAATGATCCCGCAGCTTGCTTTAGCTGTGCTGAATAACTCAACTCAAATAACAGAAAAATGATTGCAGAAACACCTTACATCCAGCTTCATCAGCGCAAACGTACATGGACACCTGTTCAAGTATCGTCTGGTCAACTCCTGCAAGGAGGCGAAGAAGTTATCCAAAGAGCTCTTGCACTTCGCTGTCTTGAGATTCCAGTAGGTGACTTTATTAAAGATGCTATGAAAGGTGATCTGCCTGATATTAAAGGCTGCACAGAATTACTAGAATCTAATGTACAAGACGAAGAGAAACATGATCTCGCACTTAACTACGCTGCTGAAGCGCATCAAATCCCCATTCGGTTTGAGAAAGAAGCTCAAAGGATTAAGAATGCGTGGCTCGAACTCGATCGCCATCCCGTACTCAAAGCCGTTGTATTGGAGAGAAGTGTCTTCTTCGTCCTCCTACCCATCTTCCGATTCCTTGGTGACACAGGACTCCGCACAACAAGTGCTGACATCAGTCGAGATGAACAAACACACGTGGCGGCCAACACGCTTGTATGCGAAGCGCTTGGACTTACGTCTGACAAAACTCTCAACAATCTCCGCCGCGCTACGGTCTCGTGGGTACTTCAGTCCCTCAAAGGGGAATGTGATCACAAGCATCTCTCCAGCAACTTCTGGCTTTCGAGTTCAGATTCTCTCTACAAGAGAGGAAAAGCTGAAGGTCTAATTGAAACACGGGCTAGTCGTATGCCTGCTTTCTTTGAAACCAATAATGTAAACCTACCTCAATATGCCTAGTAGTAAAATTCAAGTCGTCGAACAAGACATTTGTCCAGATACATTTGACGACACTCAACTTCCAACTGACGTTCACATTATTACATTTACCAAAGATGGTGAGCGTCAGTTCGATGCTGTACGTGCTTATTCTAAAACTGATATCTTTGACGAATACTATGACAAGTTAGGGAAAGACAATCCTATTCATTTAATTGAATCAGGTTACGGACGAATTAGACCAAAACTATATGGCAAAATCCAAAAAAACGAAGACTGATTATATTGACGAATTAAACGTCATCGTGTTTCAATTAGCTCAAAAGCTGACTGTAAAAGAAATACGTCAGCTTATTGCAAAATATCAAGATTTAGCTGTGGCTTTAAGCAGTATTAAATCTTGACTAATCAATACTCCTTTTGTTTCAATGCACTCAGCTAAACTTATTTGGATTACTCCTGATGCTGAGCAATTAATTGGAAAAATTGCTCGTGTTTCAAATCCTAAAAATGAAAATAATCCTAATGTCGAACGTCTTCTCAAGTATCTCATCAAGCACAAACATTGGTCTCCGTTTGAAATGGCATCGATGTGTGTGGAGATACACACGACTCGTGCAATCAGTCCACAAATTCTTCGGCATAGAAGTTTCTCCTTTCAAGAATTTTCTCAGAGATACGCTATACCAACAGACACGTTCGCTACGGTACTCCCTAATCTGCGCCGTCAGGATGAAGACAACAGACAGAACTCTATAGATGATTTGCCTGATGAAACTAAAGATTATTACAAGCAACGTATTGACGATCATTTTCGAGAAAGTGTTAATTTGTATGAATCGCTGCTTCACTCTGGAGTAGCAAAAGAATGTGCACGTTCAGTCCTTCCAATTAATACTGTTACTCGTCTGTATATGTCGGGTACGATCCGAAGCTGGTTGCACTACGTAGATTTACGTGCAAGCAACGGAACTCAACGTGAACACATGCAAATTGCTGGCAGTATTGGAGAAATCTTAGACAATGAACTGCCTACAATAACTCACGCAATGTGGGGTTAAGTCTTTAAACTAAAGGCTGATTAATATCCCACAAATATGAACTTTATTGCTGCTACTGTTGAACTCAGATCCCATTTCGCAGATCCAATTAATGTTTATGGGCTCGACTATTGCGGTGCTGACGCTGTTGTGCCCTCTAATAATAGTTCTGGAGAGGTCAAGCTACGCCTCCTCTGTTTCAACAAAACAGGAGGTAAACTTGATTCGTTTCACGAATGGAAGCAAGGTACTAAAGCCTTAGTGACTGGTTACGTTGTTTTCAGTGATGACACTTCACATCCTCTTGACTTGATAATTACAACGATTGAACCGAACATTCCTCAAGATATGTACTGTAATCAAGTAGTTCTTGGTAATGCTTTCTTCGGTAAAGATGAAGCTAAAGATCGAAAGAATGGAATCTGCGCCATTAAAATTGGAACTACTTTAGATAATTCTGACGTAACGACTTGGCTATATATGGAAATGCATGAAAGCCGCAAGCCTAAGTTGCTTGAGCGTTTTAGATCAGGGCGTCCTATCTGCGTGCACGGTTATATTCGTGAGTATCGCAAAGAGGGCGACACTAGTCCTTATCGTGCAATCGTTGCAAATGATTTTTCTACTCGCAAAGATCTTGAAAAATCTCAAGGCTCTAAAGATCAGTCAAAGGGTAAGGCAAAAGGTTATGCAGAGACTGATCCTATCCCCGAATATTGATTAATTATGACTCACATTTATTAATCCTATTGCTTATATTTGGAGAGTTGAATTATAATTCTATGACTCTCCAAGTATTACCGCCAGATTTACTGGCAACATCAACAGATAAAATTGAAACTAAAGAACCTCAACCTTATTGGAAACCAAGCTCTCTCAAAGATGGTGAATCAGAAGAGTTCCGATTGCTTGGCTGTTATGAAACAGGTCACGCTGTAACTGGTTGGCAATATGCATCGGAAGCGTTAGATGAGAAGACTGGTGAACTGCGATTCAATGGATATGTAGTTACTCGTTCCTATCCAAACAACGCTACTGATCTTGCTCGTGAAACAGATTGGTCAAAACCAGATCGACCAAAGATTGATGGCACTACCGTTAAACCACGTAGGTTTCTCGCATGGGTTGCAACTAGTGCAGCACGTGGAAGACTTGAAATTGTGTTTATCGAGCAGAAATCTTTAAGAGAGCAGCTTACTGAGATCCTTCAAGAAATCGAAGACTATACATGGACTGATGATGGACTTGCTAATTTCTCGATTAAGATTACTCGTAAAGGCACTGGCCTTGAAACTACATACAGCATTCTCCCAAAGGTTCGTAAAGTACCAGAGAAGATTGTTAAACAATGGACTACCGAAAAGGAAAGTATTTGGCTACCTAACTTCTTTGAAGGGAAAGACCCTTTTGATGGGAAGCAAACTGACGCTAAAGGTTTACCTGCAGGTGGCACAGACAAAAGAGGAGCGACTGTCCTCCCCAGCACACAAGCTAAAAAAATTGAAGATGAGGCGGAGTTCTAAATAACTCTAATTAATTCATTTATTTACTTAACTCATGACTAACATTAATACCGAAGGCTTGCCTCCAGAAATGCAAGCCAGAATTGCTCAAATTATTGAAGGTGCAAAACAGAAGCACGTTAATGAAGCTCCTCCAGCACAACCAGCTGCTGCCCCTCAGTCAGCAATGATTGCGCCAAAACCATCATTGATGGATCACACGATGGCACTACGTCAGGAAGTAGCTGTCTTGAATCAACAAGTTGCGGCAATGGGACAAGTTGTAGACGCAGTTGGACAAGCAGTGGGTCAATTGTATGCCATGTTTCAACAGCAAACCACACCTTCTAATTACAGCACAGCGTTTCAAGCGCAACAGCCTAACGTAGAGGATAGTGACTACTGATCTGCCCTATCGTATTCAAACGCCGTCAGGATATCGTAAATACCTGTGTTCCGGCCTTTATATGCCGTCAGTCACCACTATACTTTCGGCTACCGAAACAGAAAAATCAAAAGCTTCTTTACGTACGTGGCAAAAAAATAACCCAGGTGCGCTTGAAGAAGCTAGCACTAGAGGTTCAGCCATCCACCTTGGTTGTGAAAACTACTTGCGTGGTTTAGATCCAAATATTCCTGAAGAATATCAGGATTATTGGAACGGCATCACTCAATATCTTGATTGGTTTGATATACTTCATTGGTCAGAGCGACCGCTTCGTCCTGACTGGAATCACCTGAGAAGTGATGATAGAGAGGTAGCTTATGTTTGGTCTACTGAACATATGTATGCCGGATGTCCCGACCTTATTGGCGAGATCGGTGGAGTCAAAGTCATTGCTGACTTTAAGACAAGTACAGCTCCATATATGAATACGTTTCCTGAAAGAGGTGATCGTGCTGGCTTTGGTGGATTTCGTAAATATCAAAAGTGTGCTCAGCAAATGGCGGCTTATCGTCTTGCACTTCACGAACGCACTGGATTCATGTGTGATGTTGCCTTGATTATTGTTTCTACTCCAGAAACTACTCAAGGGATTTTCATCGATTCAGATCAAATGAATCGGTTTGAAACTAGGTTTATAAAGCGGGCTAAACAATTTCACGAATTAGAGGATGCCAAAGATACTGAAAATTGCAGTTAACAAAAACTGTCAGAATAAACAAAATCCGCAGCTTGTAGCTAAAGGTTGGAAAAATATCTTTGTTGATATTGAGTGGCTTTTAAAATGGGTAAATGCTGGCTATGGCTGGTGTGCTACTCATTTCTATGAACGTCATCGTTGCGGCGATAACGCAGCGGGTAGTAACCTTATCGTTATCGACTTCGACGGTGATACTACTTTAGATGCTTTTTGGGATACAACAACGGCTCAGCAATGGTGTGTAGGTACATACACATCCGCTAGTCATACACCTGAAGAACATCGATTTCGAGCACTTTTTCCACTTGCCCTTGACTTAGAAACCGCTGCTCAGCATAAAGGTGCATATTGGCTGATTGTCAATCGTTTACTTGCGGAGTTGAGCCTTGAATCGCTTAAAGACAATTGCGGTCAAAAGCCTGAACGTTTGTGGTACGGCAATACAAATTCTGTTAGTCGTCTTAATGCTGACGCGATTGTTCCCGATTTTTTGCTGGCAGATATTGACTTCGAAGAGCCTTCGGAATTCATACCTACAACTTGCGACGATGCTGATATACAACGTTGTCAGTGGCTCTTGCGTGAGTTTTTACGTCCATCAGATGATGGTGAATACGAGTCTTATTACGTACCTGTCATGGCAGCTTGTGCTGGCATAGGTAGTGTAATTTTTGACGATTGGGTTGCTTGGGTTTTACGCGGCCATCATGGACATAAACCTGATAATATTCGACCATATAAATGGAAAGGTCTCGGTAGATATGCAGGGCATACTAAACTTTATTCGCTAGCAAAAAAACAAGATCCTAATTGGACTAGTTCATTACCTTCTCACTTATCTTTCGGTGTTACAAGTAATGCGAGTGGATACAACGAAACAGATCCACTATTTAATTTCGATGAAATTATATCCCATTCAAAAGGAGAATCTATGGATTTTGAACCTGAACCACTGCCTGATACTAAAGATATCAAAAAACGTGGTAGACCAAAAAAGTCAAATGATGATGCAGCCAAAGAGCGTGAAGACGATGTAGCAAAAGTCAAGTCTATTTTGACTGACTTGCGTAAAAACAAACTTACCGGAGCAATTGAATATAACAATCATTCTGGCGTAGTCGTTCAATTAGAAGGTCATGATCTTGACCTGATGACTACTAAGCTTGCTTGTGAAAATGGAATATTTATTCCTGAACCTCGCATTAAAGCCGCTATTCAATATGCAGCGCTTAAGAACAGCTATTGCCCTATCACTAAGTATCTAGATCACTGTGCGGCTCATGCTAAGCCACATGACGACTGGGAGTCTGTAGGCACAGTATTTCTAGGCAATCCTCAACCGCTTGCAACGCTAGCCATGCAACGCATGATGATTGGTGCAGTTGCACGTGCCTATCAACCAGGCGAATCAATGTCTTGGCTGCCAATTCTCGTGGGTGCTCAAGGTGTAGGTAAGTCAATGTTTGCACGCAATCTCGTACCAAAAGGATTGTTCTCAGAAATTACAACTCCTTTAGAAACGTTGATGAAGGAGCAGTATCGATTACATGTTGCATGGCTTCTTGAGTTACCTGAAATTGATAACTATTTCAACTCTCGAAACATTGAAAACTTCAAGAACTTGGTCACTAGTCGTGTAGACGAAGTTCGCTATCCCTATGCGGCATTGCCTTCGAAATTGCCAAGAAGGTTCGTGATGATTGGTACAACTAACAGAAACCAGTTCCTAGTTGATAGCACTGGCAACCGTCGATTTGTACCTCTTGAAATTGGTGCAGGTTTTCAGATCCCTTGGAAACGTTTAGCTGAACAACGGGATAGCCTCTGGGCAGCAGCAGTTCATGCATATCGGAGCGGTGTTAGTTATGAGTTTAATAGCGGTGAAATCGCTGCTATTTCTGAATACATCCAAGAGTTTGGTGATCCTGATCCTTGGTTTGAAAAGATTGCTGCATACGTCAGTATTCGTCCCGAAGTTTATGCAGCCGATATTCTGACACAAGCATTAGAGCTTGATCCACGTAATCAGGGTCGTCGTGAAGCTCGTCGTGTTGCTGATGTTCTTCAATCACTAGGTTGGAGACGTTTAAGTACAAAGCGTAAGGATCCGCAGACTAATAAATTTAAGTCTGTTCGGATTTGGCAACGTCCCAAAAATGATCCTCTTGATGAGAATCATATTTTGAACGACTTTTAATTACACATATTTCTCTCGCAACTATTACTATGAAAGCATCTGATATTCAACTTGGTCTTCGCGTGCGTGTTAAATCAAATGATTTGACTGCACTTGTAGTTGGACCCGCTGAGTACTACACATCACGTGCAAAACTTGTACGTATTAAATATGAAAACAGTACTCGTTATGAATACATGATTAATCATCAACTCGAAAAACTGCCTCTAGAAGAGCAGTATCCAGCTAATGGTGGTAACTATGTAAAACCTGAAGGAGATTTTTAATGCCTGAAGCTCAACCCAGCAAAAAACGAGGAGGTCACGCTTACGGAAGACGTGTCATGCAAATGTCCAATACTGCTATAGAAGGTGAGCTATGCCTTTATACGGGCCATTCACTTGGACGTTTCTCTTCTCATTCAATGAGATTTGACAGTCACCAAGCATGTGTTCGTTGTGTAGCGGCTGCTCGTGAAGGTCGTATCTCTTTTAATATCGACTCTCTTCTTAAGGCGAATCGCAAGAAAGCTCTTAAGTTCTGGTCTCAAGTTGAAATCGGTGCACCTGATGAATGCTGGGAATGGAAAGGCTGCATCAACAAACGTACTAAGCAGCCTCAGTTTGCTTGGAGGCGACACGGTCTAACCAGCAGCACTCAGCACCACCCACAACGGGTTGCTATGTGGTTTAGCTGGGGAGACCTTGGTTACACGTCTGTACGCTCAACCTGCGGCAATAAATACTGCTGTAATCCCTTTCATCTAATTCCACAGAATGTCGGGGTTTTTGTTGATCAGGATAGTTACTATGAAAGTTTTGAACTTGCCTGTGAACTACATACACTTAAGCAGCAAGTTGCTGAATATGTTATGGAAGAAGCGCTGAAAGAACAAGAAAAACTTATGGAAAGTGCTGAATTGGCTGAACGTGAAGCACTAATTCTTGACCCCAATACTGTGTATGGTGACAAGTTTGAAGCAGTAATGCTTGATATGCTTGCTGGTCGTCATATAACACAAACATCTTCTGAAAATTCAGGCTTACATCAAGGACCTATTGATAACAACGAAGATGATGAAAATCCCACATTGGATTATTAAATTACTTATCCTTATACAAGAGTCATTCTATTATGTCACGTCGTACTGATTTACTCCAACAATTAATCCAATCAGATAAGTTTGGAGACGAAAAGGAGCAAGAGCAAAAGTTTCTTGCTGCTACCGCTGAACTTATTCTCACTGATTTTATTAACATTGCAAGTAATGGCGTTTTGGCTTATGGCGCAGGAAGTTTAATTATCAATCTTCAAAATGATTCCACCACTTTTATGAGTGGTGTTGATATTGAGAGGGATATCATCGAAGCTGAAAATGCTGAAGATGACGATGTTATTAAGTTCTTACGTAAACTCATTGAAGAAGTTGACGAGAATGACTGGTCTAAAAACGTACTTATTACATTGATCAGTGATGCTGGAACAAGAACATTTAGCGTGGAAGCAGGTGGGAGCCAGGAAAGCCTCCGAACGATCGCAGCAGAATTTAGCGGATAAGCTCCAGGCACAAGGACTTAAACTTCCTCTATATCCAACTCCTCAGCTTATTGAACGTGCTCGTAACGTAATGGGCTCAATTGATTTTGATCCTACTTCCGATCCTGTTCAACAAGTTCTTGTTGATGCTACCTCTGTACCAGCAATTAATGTCAACCCTTTAACTGAAACTTGGCACGGTAATGTATGGGTTTCGCCTAAAGGAGCTGTACGTAATACACGAGTTTGGTTGAACAAAACAATTAATGAGTATCGCAATAATCACATTAAAAGTTTTGTCTTCTTTACCAGTGCTTCAGAAATTATGCGGGCTTGTCCTGTTATCTGGGATTATCCTGTTTGTATTCCATTCAAACGAATTAAGCAGCTGCGTGCTACAGCAAAAGGGTTTGAACCTGTCTGCCCATCTTCCTGGAATGTCTTACTTTATGGGCCGCCTTTAGATCAAACTATGTCTGATATCGATAAAGTAACTCTTTTCTATAGTACCTTTAGAGATGTTGGCAGAATTATTTATAACGAATACGCTGGTGACAATTGGTCAAAAGATCTTGATTTCTTTGAGGATCGCAAAGGAGATCTTTAATATGAAACATATTGCCCCTCAATGTTTATACAATTTACCATCTGGTAACTCAGTTCATCCTTGCCGCTTGATTCATAAAGATGGCACTTTGATGTGGAAACATGCTTTACTGTATAACAACAAACTAAATATTCCTCAAGAACATGCACAGGAAGCACACATAATAAAAACTGCTCAGCGCTTGGAAGAACTGAACAGTTGGGTGTCTCTTGAACTTGAACCTTGGGATTGTTTTATTCCTGCAGCTTGGTACGTACCTACAATTACAGAATTATCTTCAGGTATATCCGTTTATTTCAAGCACTTCAGTCAGGATATGAATAAAGTATATGACCTGCTTTTGCCTCATATTCAAGATCACGAGACTTTAGAACAACGAAGTCAATATTTATTCTTTAAACGCTGCTAATTGCGCTCTAACGAGCGCTCTTCTAGTTTATCGCATTTGCTTAATCAACCTTGTTAGATACCACTGTGCTTTCTTTGCATCTTCCAATGGATTGTTTTTTAGCCACATCCTCAACATGTATTTCAAAACTTGACCTTGTAGAAAGCCAGACTCTACACTTGAGGCATGAGAGATAGCATCTTCAATAATATCAATAGCTTCTGTTTTCCCTCCGGTGTAATGAGCCGGGCTCTGAATCATGTCATTCCTTTTGCCTAGCTCCAACCATGCATTGTTTCTATCGTGCTTATGCTCTAACTTGCTGAAAGTCAGTTTCTCAGAAGAAGAGTCGGTCGTTAATTCAGGGTTTTCTTCTCTAAAATTTTTCATGTATTCATCGAATTTGTCGTACTCATAGCAGAACTTTTTGTAATCCATTTGACTCACATCTATTTGACTCATTATCTAATATAAGAATATATTCCTCTAATTGTGTATATGTCTAGCCCACAAGGTGATCCTACATACATTAAAAATAAAGAACAATATTTTATGAGTTTAGCTAAAGCAGTTGGTTCTGCTTCTACTCATCCGACCGCACCAGGAGGATGCATCGTTGTCCGCGATCGCGAAATACTTGGAGATGGACGCAGCCTTTTAACAAGCAGTGGCATTGAAATCGATTGTGTCTGTTATGCCATTGCTGCAGCTGCTAAACGTGGGACTCCAATGGCTGGAGCTGTTATCTATACCACTCGCTATCCTTTTTCCGCTTCTATCTTTCAATGCCATGTGATGGGCATTAAAAAAATAATTATCACTGCTCATCAGTGGGAGCCATATTACAAATATGAATTCCGTAGAGCTGGTCGATTAGCTCGCGAACTATCTATTGCAATTGAACCATTTCACGATAATGAAGATCCAAGATTTGCCGTCAACAAAGCACTTGACCAAGAGATCGATGAAGAACTCTATCCAGACTCCAATCCATTTAAACCAGATGACTACGACCCAAAAACCTCAGACGAAAACTTCGGTGAAGACTGAGCTTCTGTTTGATATTGAAAGTACCGGCTTGCTTAGACGTGGTTCTAAGATGCATTGCATCGTTGTACGTAATGTAGCTGATACAGCTGAGCCTGAAGTATTTGACCATTTGCCTGAGCGCACTATTCTTCAAGGTATTAAAACTCTTGAACGTGCAGATGTGCTTATTGGTCATAACATTATTGGCTATGACATTCCTTTGATTAAAGAGCCGTATCCAGACTTCAATCCTACTGGTGAAATTATTGATACGCTTATCATGAGTAGATTATTTTATCCAAAGATTGAGGATAGAGACTACGAACGGCGTCCAGAAGGAATGCCTCAGCGTCTATACGGTCGTCATAGCCTCAAAGCTTGGGGTTATCGCCTTCAGTGCTTTAAAGGCGACTTCGGTGAAGACAAAGAATCTTGGAAAGAATATACGCCTGAAATGCTTGATTACTGTATTCAGGATACTGAAGTTACATACAAGCTTTATCAAATGCTCATGCGTCGGATGAGTACTTACGAATAATCCTTTAACCAACAATGATTGCTGATTACGTCAAACTAGAAATGCAAGTAGCTGAAATCATGTCTCAGCAAGAAGCTTCAGGTTTTCGCTTTGACATGGATGCTGCTATTCGCGTTCGCTCAGAACTTCAAGAAGAGTTCGACGCTTTATCTCAACGCATTACTTCCGTTTATAAGTATGTACCCGGTAAAGTTTTTACTCCTAAGCGTGCTGATAAAAAGAAGGGTTATGTAGCAGGTGCGCCAATGACAAGACTTATTGACTTCAATCCAACGTCTCGTCAAAACATTGCATGGGCACTTCAAACTTTTCGCGGTGCTCGTTTTACAAAGGTTACTAACACTGGTAAGCCCAAGGTTGACGAAGCAACTATTGGCGAGATGCGGGACGCTGCTTTGTCTCAAGGAAATCAACTACTTCATGATGAATGTGAGATGTTTATTCGACTTCTTACATTGCAGAAGTGGTTAGGGCAACTGTCGGAGGGAACCAACTCTTGGTTCAACTCTATTGAGGGCGACGGTTGCATTCACCACAGCTGCACACTTGCGACACAAACGGGACGAAATGCGCACCGTGGTCCGAATCTTGGACAGGTCGTGAGCGCACCATGGGCACGGGAGCTCTTTGTCCCTCATCAAGGTCACATTCTTGT